GCTAAAATTGCGTGGACTGTTTCACGTGAAACAACACGGTCGGTCCGAAAGCAAGCAGCATGCCAACTCATTTAGCTAAAATTATATCCATCGAGTTCGGTGTAGAAAGGGGCGGGGGCGGAAGCAAGAATCGTGCCAACCCGTCCGGCCAGTGTAGAATAATTTAGCTAAAATTATATCCATCGAGTTCGGTGTAGAATGATTTAGCTAAAATTATATCCATCGAGTTCGGTGTAGAATGATTTAGCTAAAATTATATCCATCGAGTTCGGTGTGGAAAGGGCCGGGGGTGGGTACGTACCCCGCGCTAGAGCCGGTCCGGAAGCTCTAAAACGACCACATAAGCGGTAAAGGGTCGGTCCGGAAGCCCTAAAGGCTCACATAAGCGGTAAAGGGTCGGTTCGGAAGCTCTAAAACGACCACATAAGCGGTAAAGAGCCGATCCGGAGACCTGAAACGCTCACTTGAGCGCACTCCTGACGCCCGTTTTTGCGGTCACGAGACCCCGAAATGCTCACAGGGGCCACCCCGGTTTTGGTTTTCGGCCGAAATTCGGTCTTCTGTTTATTTTTTCGGTAATTTTCCGGCCCAAACACCCTTCCTCTATTGTCCTCACATTTTCGAAATAGCGAAATTTCGGCTTGACACAGCCTCGCTTTGGCGCCAAACCCCGATCACGCACTGACCCATACGCCCAGAGGACGAGATGGCAAAAATCTACATGGCCGAATCGCTCACGGACGGTCGGACCGCCTTCCCGACCAAGGCGGCGCTCGACGCGCACATTCGCCAGCTTCCGGTCCACGAACGCGCCTTGACCGAGCGAGTCGTGATCACGACGCCGGACGTGCCGCTGCGCGAGCTTCTGTGCCGCATGTTCAACCACCAACAGTACGCCGAAACCCAGGAGTCGATATGACACGCTACCGCTACGTCGATCTCAAAGGCGAGAGCCAGACGGTCGAGTCACCCCACACGACCGAGTACCTGTACGTCGTACTGGCGCGGGCCGATTCGTCAGTTGTCCGCACCACCCCGCTGTTGACGACCTGCTTTCTCAGCAACGAGGTCGTCGTGATGGCGCGGCAGGACCGCTCTACCGAGTTGGTGACCCGTCTGACGTTCGAGGTCCGGTACAGCGCCGATCCGGAACTGTACGGCAGCAAGACCGTTAAGGACATGAAGGATCAGGATCTCGTCGCGTTCGAGAATCTGCCGGACGACCTCGCGGTCTCGGTACTGAGCGACATCGCGAAAGCGCACAACACCACGATTCGTCGCGACACCGAGGTCCTGACCGCCCAAGAGGTGGACGACACGCCACGTCGCATCGTTGAACTGATCCGCGAGGTCGATGACGCCGGCCACCAATGGTCCGCCGAGGCGTGGCGCACCCGCACCGAACTCCTGACCGCGCTGGAGCACGGATGACTGCTTACCGATACGAACGCCCCGATGGTGCGAGCGATGTCGTCGGGTCGGAAATCCACTATGGCGATACCGCTCTCGTGATCCTGTCGCGCGACGGCAGTTTCGTCGAGATCCTGAGCGCCAACACGCCAGCGTCGCTCCTGCAACTCCAGGATAACGAGATCATCGTGCCGGCGAAGCGGTTCAGGGATGAGCATATCCGCCTCCAGGTCACGCTTACGGTCGATATCCCGACCGTGACGGACCGGACCATCGAGGAGCGGGTCTCGGCTTGGCGCCAGCGCCTCCAGGACTCGGACGATGCCCGCGCGGTGCTGAATCGCGCCGCAGAATCGTACGGTACTGTGGTCCGGAGTAAGGCGGACGCAATGCTGGCCGGTCGCAGCCGTTAATCCTTGACGGACTGTACAGAACACTCTATCGTGCAACCGTCATCGTCGACTCCTCTCGGGGGTGGGGTGCGCCCCACCCTCCTTTTTGGGAAATCGTGATGAAACCTATAGACTATTTCCACAGCACCGTCGCGCAAGAGTTCTTCTATCTGTTCTGTGGCGAACAGATCGGCGAGGGGCAGTTCCGGCAGGTCTACCGACACGGAACAGATCCGAGCCTCGTGGTCAAGTTCGATCTCACGAACGCCGGATTCCATAACGTCCAGGAATGGCTGCTCTGGCGCGAAGCTGAGGATTGCGGTTACGACATCCGGCACTGGCTCGCGCCCTGCTGCGCGATCAGCCAGTCCGGTTCAGTCCTGATCCAGCAACGTACCGACTCCCTGCCTCGGGCTTCACTGCCCGCCTGGGTGCCGTCGGTCCTGACAGACCTAAAGCCCGACAACTGGGGGCTCCTGGACGGTCGTCCGGTCTGTCACGACTACGCGCTCACGCTGCTGTACGACAAGGCGCTGTTCGGTAAGCTGCGGGTCCGCCCGGCGGAGTGGAGATGATCGCCATACCGCTAGTCCTCGCCCCTATCGGGACCGAAAACCTCTTCACGTTGCTGACCGGCGTCCTGTCGGTCTACTGTTGGACGATCCGATGAGCATGTTCGAAGAAGCACTGGACATCAGACCACTCTCGTCCGGGCGCGACCCCCAGACCGGGACGGTCCACTATGCATCGTGGCTCCTGGTCTCGACTCAGGATGGCCCGCAGTGGAAACCCTACGTGCTTGACCAACAGGGAGAGATTATCGAACAGCCGGTCTGGATGCCGCTACCGGGTAGCCAGATGTTATTTCTCCAGTGCCCGGTCTTCGAGGCACTGTATCACGGTACTCGCGGACCGGGTAAGTCCCTGAGCCTGATCATGGACTTCGCCTCAGAGGTCGGGAAGGGGTACGGCTCAAGTTGGCGCGGTATCCTGTTCCGTCGTCAGTTCGGCGACCTGGACGACATCGTGAAGAAGATCGAGGAATGGTTTCCGGTCATGTTTCCGGGCTTCCGATTCCTCAAGTCCAAGTCTGAGTATATGGCGCAGTGGACGACCGGAGAAGCGTTGTTGCTCCGCCACATGCGGGGAATCGAGGACTATGACGAGTATCACGGCCATGAGTATCCCTGGATCGGCTTCGAGGAGTTGACCCAATGGGAAGACGAACAACCTCTTAACGCCATGATGTCGTGCTGCCGTTCGGCCAAGCCCGGCATCCCGAATCGTGTCCGCGCTACCACGAATCCGTACGGCGCCGGCCACACATGGGTGCGTAAACGATACCGCCTACCGGACCAGAACGGTAAGGTGGTGCGCGAGCCCGGCCAAATGCCGCGTGTCGCGATCTATGGTTCGATCCACGAGAACTTTCTGCTCCTCCAGCAACAGCCCAACTATCCGACTCAGATCCGACAGGCGGCCCGGAATCCCGCTCAGGCCGACGCATGGCTTAAGGGCGACTGGACGGTCACGAGTGGCGGGATGATCGACGATCTCTGGAGTCCGCGCCATCACGTCCTTCCGCCCATACCCCCGACCTCGATTCCGCGCGGTTGGACGATCACGAGAGCGTACGACCATGGTCAATCTCATCCATTTGCGGTCGGGTGGTGGCTAGAGAGTAATGGCGAACCGATCCGGATCGAGAATCGGCTGATCGGCAATGTCCGGGGTGACCTGATCCTGTGGCAAGAGTGGTATGGCACAACAGGTTCGCCCAATGAGGGTATCCGTATGCCGGCCCGGAAGATCGGTCAGGGCATCCGGGACCGCGAGGAAGACCTGGGCGTCTGGGGCAAGGTACAGCCCGGCCCGGCCGATACGGAAATCTTCAACCAGTCCTCAGACCGGGACGGCCGCAGTCCGGCGGACGATATGGAGAGCGCCGGTATCTTTTTCGAACGTGCGAACAAAGCACCCGGAACCCGGAAACGCGGCTGGGAAATGCTCCGCACCCGACTCGAGAACGCGATCCCGAACCTGGACGGCTCGCGCGAACAGCCCGGTCTTTTCGTCTGCTCGAACTGCCGGCACTTCATCGAGATCGTGCCCCCGATGCCGCGAGACGAGAAGAAAGACCCGGACGATGTGCCGAAATCCTATGAGGACCACATCGCCGATATGGTCCGGTACAGGCTGAACTGGGAACCGCCCGGTATGTGGCGCCGGAGTGGCTTCTGATGCCGAACCGTCAAGGACTGGGACCGCACGGAATCGTGCGGGGTCGGGATCTCGGGTCGGCCCCGAAGGTGTTCGAGAAGATCGTCGCGTTCTTCCAGAGCCTAATCGGCGAGGTGAACGCGATCGGTCAGGACCTCACGGTCGTGGAAAATCAAGTCGCCGCCCTGGGAGTCGGGACGCAGCTCGAAGCAACCCTTACCGCGCAGGAACCGATCCTGACCGGGCAGGCGGTCGCGCAGGGCGGCGGGGGTGCGGTGTTGGCGGATGCGACCAACCTGAACCATATATCTCGCGTACTCGGGATCGCGGCAAACGATGCCGCAGTGGGACAAAATGTCACAATAACACTCCAGGGTACGACTACCGTGTCTGGATTTTCGGCCGGAGACGTGCTATGGCTGGGCTCCGGTGGGGGTCTGACTACCGTTGTTCCGACTACCGGGTTTTCGATCCAGGTCGGGATTGCGCTGAATCCCACCACCGCTTTGGTGAGGCTAAGTGAACCCATAGAGCTAGGAGGCCCATGATGCCCAACAGGTACATCCAGAGGGACGCGACAACCGGCCGTCTGCGAGAACTCTTGGCCGCGCAGTCGAGCACCGGTGCGGCAGACGCGAACCGGATCGTCGCCCTCGACGCCGACGGGTTGATCGACCCCAGCATGATCCCGGCCAGCATCTCGAATGTCGTCGTGGTGGCGGAAGCGGATGAAGCCCTCGGGGCCGGGGACGTGGTTCATCTGTTCGACGACGCCGGGACGACCAAGGTCGCGCTCGCGAGCGCGGAGACGACCGGTGAACCGGCCATCGGGTACGTGCTCGACAGCTGGCTCGCGGGCGAGAACGCGGTCGTGTTCCTGAGCGGTTTAAACGATCAGGTGAGCGGCCTCACGGCAGGCCAGCGCATCTATCTCGGCGTCACGGCTGGTGATTCGGTCACGTCTCCGGTCACGGGAGCGGATCGAATCCATCAGTTTCTCGGGAGGGCGATCGCGTCTACCTCGTACAACTTCGAGCCCGACGACGAGATCATCCTGGCGGCCTGATGATCCGGCGCCCGATACGGCTTGAAGGCGGCGTCTTGGTCGAGACCGAGAGCCGTCTTCTCGCCGCATCGAAGGATGGTGACCAGTCCGTCGGGCCCAATGCCTGGGTCACCGTGACGAACTGGACGGTATTGAATCAAGGGGCCGCCACCCTGAATCCCGGAACGGGCGAGATAGCGGTCGGACGAGACGGCTTTTACCGACTTGAGGTCTGGCTACGGCTAGGGTCCGGGTTCGGACCGGGTGGCGGGGGGTTCGGACCGGGCGGTAGGGGCTTCATAAGAGCACTCGCGACTTCCGGACCCCCGATCCCGCTCATCCGCACGACCGTGACGCTCGAAGATTCGACCCCTGGCGGGTTTTTCGGATCGTCGAATAACGTCCTGGCCCTACTCCCGACTCCGATTAGTTTGACAGCCGGCCAGACCTTCGTTATACAGGTCCAGAGGCCAGGGATTGGCTCTCGCGATATACTGGCGTCCGGATCGGGCATGAGCCTTACCGGACCGGACTGAGGAGCAACGATGAGTTCTCGTGACCTAGAGCGTAAGGCCAAAGATCCGTCCACCACGAGTGCGGCGTATGATCTCATGGTCCCGAAATGGAGCATGATCTCGACCTTGCTCGAAGGAACGGCCGCGATGCGGGAAGCCGGTGAGGCTTTTCTGCCCCGCCACGAGCACGAGTCGGTTCACAACTATCGTGAGCGGCTGCACAGCACCGTGCTGTTCAATATGCTGGAACTCACGCTCGACAGTCTTGTGGGCCGGCCGTTCGCGAATCCGATCCAGCTTAAGGACGACGTGCCGGAAGAGATGCGGCGGTTCGCCGAAGATGTGGACCTCCAGGGCAACAATTTGACCGTCTTCGCGCGCGAGTGGTTCCGGCAGTCACTCGCCAAGACGGTAGCGTATGTCCAGATCGAGTTCCCGTCCCTCGACCCCGAACAGCGGAGTTCCCGCACGCTGGCGGATGACCTACAGGAGGGCCGTCGGCCGTACTGGATTCTTCACCGGCCCGAGGACGTGATCTTCTTCCATTCCGAGATCGTGAACGGCGTCGAGGTCCCGACCCATGTCCGGATTCGCGAAGTCGTGACCGAGCTACAGGGCTTCGTCGAGATCTTCCGGGAGCGTATTCGGGTACTCGAACCCGGCACGTTCCGGGTATTCGAAAAGCGTCAGGTCGGGAAGTCGAAGCGAGTCGAGTGGGTTGAGATCGAATCGGGCGAGACCGACATCGACTTCATCCCGATCGTGCCGTTCTACACAGATCGTAAGGGTCCGGGTTTCGGCAAGCCGCCGCTCGAAGATCTGGCGCACATGAACGTTCGCCACTGGCAGTCTGAGTCCGACCAGATCAACATCCTTACGGTCGCGCGATTCCCGATCCTGGCCGTCGCGGGCGCGACGGATCAGAGCGGCAACGTGATGGCGATCGGACCGCGCCAGCTTCTCGGCACCCGAGACGCGAATGGCCGATTCTACTACGTCGAGCACACCGGGAAGGCGATCGGGGCCGGTCGGCAGGAGTTGATCGACCTCGAAGAGCGGATGAGCAGCTACGGTGCCGAGTTTCTGCGCCGCAAGGGCGGGAATCAGACCGCGACCGCCCGCGCACTGGACAGCGCCGAATCCGTCAGCACGCTCAAGGACGCGGTGACGAGGTTCACGGATGCGGTCGAGCAAGCTATGTTGATGACCGCTGTCTGGATGGGCCTAGATGAGGGCGGTTCTGTCGAGTTGCCCGACATCGGGTCCACGATCAACGCGGAAGCACTCAAGACGCTCCTGGAGGCTCGCAAGGAAGGTGATCTTTCCCGCGAGGCGTTCCTGGCCGAACTCCGCCGCATGGGCGTACTGAACCATGAGTTCGACCCCAGGGCGGATTTGCTGGCTCTGCGCCAAGAGGTCGCGGTGAACGGAATCGACCCCGAGATGGTGCCGACCGAGGATTTCAGGCGCGACCAACAGGAGGAAGACGATGAATCACAGTAAGCGAATCCTGCAATGGATGATGGGACTGCCGGGCAGCTTCTACGGCCAGACCGTCGAGGAAGCCTATCGGGCGGCCTGGAAAGCCTGCGGGGTCGAGTGCGAGTTCTCGGATTTCCGTAAGTGGATCTCGAACTCCGGCTACGCTCCGCGCCTACGGAACAGCCCTGATCAGGGTAGTTTTTGGGAGTTGGCGCTTCCGGCACCACAGCCGACGCTCGTCCACCGCACACCGCGAGAACGGTTGATCTGATGGCCGGACGTAAGAATAAGGCATCCATCGAGAAAAAGAAGAAGATCTTCCTCGATGTTCTGGCCCGGACCGGGCAGGTCAAACTTGCCGCTCAGGCGGCCGGCTGGACGAACTCCAGTTGGCCCTACGTGATCCGGAAGAAAGACGAGAAGTTCGCTCAGGATTGGGATGATGCCGAAGCGGCAGCGGTCCACGAGGTCCTGGAACCCGAGGCGATGCGCCGCGCAGTCGAGGGCGTGAAGAAGCCGATCTACTACAAAGGGCAGCTGGTCGGCGAGGAGTTGGTCTACTCAGATTCACTCTTGATCCGACTCCTGGAGGCCGGAAATAAGCGCAAGTACGGTCGCCAGACGAACGTGAACGGCCAGATCGACCACAACCACAAGGTCGGGATCGCGATGCTGCCCTCGCCGGTCGCGGACGTTGACGCTTGGGAACAGGAATCCCGTCGCCTGAGCGAGGAGCAACAGAAAACGCTCGACACGCTGTCACAAGATGGCGTCGAGTACGAGGTAGTGGAGAATCGTGGTGAAACTTAAGGCAACGTGGTCAGAAAACCTCATCCGGATGTTGGAAAACGGCAAGCCGTTCAGCGAAGCCTGTGGGCTCGCGAAGGTGGGCAAAGCCCGTGTGCTCCAGGAGAAGCGGCGCAACCCGGAGTTCCGTGATCGCCTGGAGGCCGTGCTGGAACGCCGCCAAACCGAAAGGCAGGAAGGTTGAGATGCCCGAACCCCGAAAAGGTGAATCGAGAGACGAATTCCTGGACCGTTGCATGGGTGACGATGAATCGGTCGAGGACTTCCCGGATGCCGAGCAGCGTTTCGCTTTCTGCAACTCCGAATTCGACGAGTTCAAGAAGAAACAGCGACGGCGACGGCGACGCCGAGGACGATAGGTCTTGACGGACCGTCGGTAACCCTATATCGTGGACAGGACTTGGCCTCATCCGGGTGATCCGGTTGAGGTGTCAAGATAGGCGAGAGCCCTGGAGGTCGATGATGCCCGAATTCAACTTTTCCGACAATCTTGAGGTCGAAAGCCTCGATCACGTCCCGTCCGAGTACCAGAGTCTCTACGAGCAGTCCGAGAACGGCTACAAGATCGCCGACGGCGTGAAGCCGATCGTGGACGCCTACAGCGGCGTCAACAAGGCACTGGCCGAAGCCCGGCAGGCCAAGAAGGCCGCGAACGACGAGGCGGCGCAGCGTCGCCACGCCCTCAAGAACTTCGAGACCCTTGCGTCCGAGTTCGGTATCGAGCCCGGCGAGAACGAGGGCGTCGATGCCGCGTTGAAGCGGTATCTGGCTGATCTCCAGGAGAAGGTCTCGTCCGGCCAGGACACCAAGGTCAACCTGGAGAAGATCAAGGGCGAGTATGAACGCCGCCTCCAGGAGGCCACGACCGAGAAGGACAAGGAGATCGAAACTCTCCGGAGCGACATCCACCGGACCAAGATCAGCGATGTCGCGGCTCGTGCGCTCAGTGAGGCCAAGGGTTCGGTCGAGCTACTGATGCCCCACATCGAGAGCCGCTGCAAGGTCGTGAAGGAAGATGGCCGCTACGAGGTCCGGGTCACGGACGAACAGGGCGATTTCCGGTCCGACGGCAAGGGCGGGTGGATGAACGTCTCGGATCTGGTGGCCGAGATGCGGCAGAGCAAGCAGTTTGCCCGCGCCTTCGACTCCGAGACCCCCTCCGGTGGCGGCGCTCGCCCGAGCAACCCCGCCGCTGGCGCGTCGGTCCGGCGCCAGGATCGTACCAACATGAGCGCGGTCGATAAGATCGCGTCCGGCCTGACCAAGGGTCAGTTCGGGAAAAACTAAATTTTCTCTTGACACGCGCCACCCCGGTACACTAAAAGACCGTTAAGTTTGTTCGGCGCGTTGGCCAGAGACAGGATTGGGTCCGCCCAATTCTGTCTCTGGCGGACGAGGGACACACGACCCTCCGAAGGGAGAGCCGTAGGGGCGGTCAGAGTTAAAGGCGACGTGAGGTCGCGCCTCTAGCCGAATCCAGGATCTACAACCCAACCCTAGGAGGGGATCAGTATGTCAACCGTTACTCTTGCCGAATCCGCAAAGCTCGCTCAGGACGAACTCGTCGCCGGCGTGATCGAGAACATCATCACGGTCAACCAGATGTTCGAGGTTCTGCCGTTCGACGGTATCGCGGGCAACGCTCTGGCCTACAACCGCGAGAACGCTCTCGGCGCCGTCGCGACCGTTGGTGTCGGCGATGCCGATGGGTCGATCGGTTCCGGCGCTTCCGGCACCAACGCGACCGAGCGTCAGGCGGCCAAGAACCCGGCCACCTTCACGCAGGTCACGTCGAACCTGACGACCATCCTGGGCGACGCCGAGGTCAACGGCCTCATCCAGGCGACCCGGAGTTCCGACGGCAACGATCAGACCGCCATCCAGATCGCTTCCAAGTCCAAGTCCGCCGGCCGCAAGTACCAGGACATGCTGATCAACGGCGACGGCACCAACTTCGAGTTCCCCGGTCTGGTCTCGCTCTGCGCGAACAGCCAGGAGGTCGATACCGGAATGAACGGCGGCAACCTGTCCTTCGAGTTCCTGGACGAACTCATGGACCTCGTGACCGACAAGGACGGCGTCGTGGACTACTTCGCGATGCACGCCCGCACTCGCCGGTCGTTCATGAGCCTTCTGCGCGGCCTCGGCGGCGCGAGCATTGGCGATGTGGTCGAACTCCCGAGCGGCGCCGAGGTCCCGGCCTATCGGGGCGTGCCGGTCTTCCGGAACGACTACATCCCGACCGACCAGACGAAGGGCACCGGAAACAACACCACCACGGTCTTCGCCGGCACCGTCGATGACGGTTCGCGCCAGCACGGCATTTCGGGCCTGACCGCCGAGGAGATGGCGGGCATCCGGGTCGTGGATGTGGGTGAGAGCGAGACCAAGGACGAGCGCATCTGGCGCGTCAAGTGGTACGCCGGTCTGGCTCTGTTCAGCGAGAAGGGTCTGGCCTGCGCGCCCGGCATCCTTGACTAAACCGGAGGGGGCTACGGCCCCCACTTCCGAAAGGAGGTGATCCGTATCTAGGCTATAGGGCGGTCCGACACCGCCCTTTAGTCTTTACAGCCCTCCCGGAATCCGCTACCCTGTCAGGGAATCAGATAGGAGAAACGCTATGGCCGAGCCCGACAAGACCGATCTGCGCCAGGACCGCGACGGTGTCAAGATGCAGTTGCTCGGGCGCCTGCCCGACAGGACCCATCTCGTGTCCGTCACGGGTTCCGACGTTAAGGTATTCGGTCCAGTGGCGGACGGGATCAACGTGGTCGAGATCCGGGTCAAGACCAATGCGGTGTGGTTCTCGAAGGGTGACTCAGGTGTTACGGTCGCCGCACCCGTGGCCGATGGCGACCCCGGCGGATACCTGATCGAGTTCTCCGATTCCTCTCTCGACGAACCGCTCGACGGCGGGCAGCGCTACCTCGCGTTCCTGAATGAGGACTCGGGAGCAGATTCGGAAGTCCTGATCACCGAGCGAGCCTGATGAGCCTTCGAGGCTCCCGGTACGTATCGCTGGCGCGCACAATGGGTCGATTCGCCCGAAGGCTCTACGCCTTCATGGCCGCCCGTGGGGGTATCGTGGATGAGAACCGGCTTTTCATCCGAGACCAGAACGGCAACGTGATTAAGGAGGACGGGTCATGACCACGGGCCTAGTGGATTTCTCTGTCGCACAGGTGAAGGACCCCGATCCGGCCGCAGTTCTGCGCGCCCTCGGGCCGAAGGTTTTCGAGTTCAAGTCTATCGAGGATACGGGCGCGACGCCGGGGTCTGGGTCTGATGCCGCGCCGGCCATCAACGCAGCCCTCCAGGCATACGGCCAAGTCCTGATTCCGCCGGGCGACTGGCACACCAACTCGCCGATCCTGATCCCGAGGGGTAAGCGAGTGCTGGGTTTCGGGCCTCTGGTGTCGAGGATCTTTCCGCAGCACTCCGGGGCGGCGTTCGAGATTGAGGAGGCCGAGACCGTCAATTCGTACCTCGGAATGGTCGGAATCCGGATGGGTACAGCCTCGACCGGTATCCAGGTCACGGGCCACCGGGTGACGCTGGAGCACACTTGGTTCGAGGGCGGCGAGGCCGGGTCGTGGGCGATAGACATGATCGACTGCAATGAATCGCAGATTCTCTATCCCGTCATGGGCCTTCCGGGAATCGAAGAGTTCACCGGCAACGGTATACGCTGGCGTAACAG